CTCCCAATTAAAAATCGGATAGCAAACTACAGTAGCACCAGTCCTCAATGAGTTCTGAGTGAACTGTTTTGATACACTTTCTATTGCTTTAAGAATTGGTAATGCACCTGTGTGCTTGACTGTCCCTTGTTTAACGCGTGCTAATACACCTCGAACCAAGCCCATATCAATTCCAATTCCGGCCCTCTGACTTGTCATCAAAGATGTTGCATACTCAGCCGCAAGAATAGACTCGGCACTATCGCCCATCTTAATCTTACAACAAGAACTGAACATTTTCAATTGAGTACGTACTCCTGAAATAATAGGTGTTGGTAGACTAATCTCATCATTCTTTAAAGCATTGTAGAAGTCAATAACCAAATTCATTCTTTTCCCATTGCCGTTAGAATTCTCATCGGCAAAAATGACCATAGGAATAATCATAAAAGTTTCCTGTGGTGCTTCAAGAAGTATATCTTTATTCTTTGCATCTCGGATTAAATATTTGGATTCTAATTGAACAACGGAAGCATATCCGCGATTCATATCATTATCATAATCCAAAAATGTGCCGAGTTCTGCTATTTCTTCTTCTGTATATTTTTTTAGAATATCTGGTGAGTATAGTTTTCTGTCTACGTGATTTTTTATATAGTCAAGAAATGGAGTAGGTTTAATGTCCTTATATACCTGTTTCCGCATATCAATCATCAGCAGACGCCCAGCAAAAATATCGTAATCTGGCATCTCTGGACTTATTTTTTCTGCGGCTGACTTAATTAATGTTTGTTGAATATCTCGTGAAGAGATTTTATTAACAATTTTAATATGGGCAGTAATAGCAGTTTCAGAAACGGATACGTTCAATCCATTAGAACACCATTCCAGCATTTTATGTATTTTATCATAATCTAAGGGCTCTAGTGCCCCATCCCTCTTTCGTACTAGATTCTCCCTTTGTTCTACCATTCTGTCAATCACTCCCGTTTCAGATTATTTTCATTAAACTCATACCAACTATTTATAGTTTCGGTTAAAGGAAGGGTGACCCTAAAAACCAAACAACTAACGTATATCTAATTCCTTTTGTTACAGGCTTAACTCTATGCCACATATCAGAAGGAAACACAAGAACTGATCCTGTTTTACATTCCGGACTATGAATCTGGTAGCCAGGTGCAGAACGGTCTTTCCACGTTTCTTCCATTACTGTTCCTTGATGATGAAATGTAGCAAACTCAAAAGCTCCACCTTCATAATCATCATTCAAAAAAATGGACATCGATAATTTTCTAACACGACCGTGGACCAATGGATTAATTATACTCTTATAAGCAGAAAAATGATCTCCTTTACCATCTGGATGCCAATCGTAAAACATTCCTTTTTTATACCGAGCGATTTGTATATTTTCAGCGGTATGAATCTCATATTTCCATCCAGATTCATCATTTGCTTGTGCCATATATGACCAAGCAAGATCATATATCCATTGGTCATTTGCCCAACAAATATCAGTTTTCGACTGATCTTCAAAGTTTTCAATATGTCTATCGTATGTTTCTGCTTCGTCTGATATTTTAGGCAACTTATTTTCCGCTAAATTTATCATTTTATCGCAAGTCTCTTTGTCTACTCCATCTTGAAAACAAACCCAATCATTACTTCTAATCATACTCTATTGCCTTTCTTACTATACATACGGCGGTCCTAAAAACCAAAGTGTCAATGAATATCTAATTCCTTTTGTCACAGGCGTAACTCTATGGTATATATCAGAAGGAAATAACACGATGGATCCCCTTTTTGTTTCTATTGTAGAAATGAGATTGTCAGGATCAGCGTCAGTCCAAGGTTTTTCCAATAAAGGTGTTATATGATCATATTTGATTATTTGTAATTCTCCACCTTCATAATCATCATTCAAAACTGCACTCATTGATAATTTTCTAATAAGGCCGTCTACAACTTTAAATTTAGGAAGATCATAGGCAGCAAAATGATCTCCTTTGCCATCGGCGTGCCATTGGTAAAACATACCCCTTTTATATCGGGCAATTTGAAAAATCTCAGCGGATCTAATATCATATTTCCATCCAGATTCTTCATTTGCTTTTGACATATATTTCCAAACAGAATCATATATCCATTGTTCATTTGTCCATACAATATCATTTGGGAATTCCGGTCCTATAGGTCTATCGTGAATTTCTTCGTCGGCTGGTTCCAATTCATCTTTCGCTAAATTTATTATTTTATCACAAGCATCTTGATTTAATCCATTTGGAAAATTAATCCAATCGTTTTCACGAATCATACTCTATTGCCTTTCTTATCCGTATTCGTTAAAACGAGTCCATAATTATTGTCCCCAGCGGTGATAGTGGCCAACCCTTTTTTAAACTTTAACTCATTCTTCTTGAATGGAGTGTAGTCACAAAAATGATGCCATCTTCCATATCTCCATACTATGCGACAAACATCCGGATGCATATCCACTAACATCTGGCTTTTCTTAATAGTGCCCTCTGGATTATACCCAGTCTCTTGTAACTCTTCATTATCTGTAGCTTGAACGTGGTAGAATTCTTCCGTATTACCACCCTTTACAGTCTGATTTGCACATTTACCTTGAAGGAAATGATTGAACTGGACCGTACAATCTCCATCTTTCAAGATACGTAGCGATAAGTCTGTATCTTCGTTATACCGACCTCTCCATCTATGGACTCCAGAATTCTTAATAAGATTACAAGAGTATATTCGTGTGTTCTTTACATACGGAGGATACTTCTGATTAGGGGCAAGAAAGAATCGATATTGTAGACCTGACATTTGGACATTTTCGTATCTATTACAAAAATCTTCGCACGATCTGAACAAAGCACCATTTTCAACTCGGTATCTAAAGTTCTTTTGAAGTCGATAAAAATCTGCAATGTTATCATCCATCACCCAATGCCACTCTTCATCAAGGACGTCCATTGAGTGATCCCAGCACCAGTTTCTAGCTCGCCCAGGTCCGTCTCCGTGATTAGCAAAAGGCAAAAGAAGGAGTTTAGCATACGGGCGGAGCTTAAATTTATCAAGAGCTTTTTCGTATGGTTCTTCGTCTTGAGGTTCAATTGCAATATAGTGATAAATCTTCATCCGAGATAAACTCTTTGAAGTAATCATACTCTCTGCACGTCCTTTGGATATAATATACAAAGGATATTGAGGATAATTTTCGGGGGCTCCTGTCATTGCATAAAATCAGTTAGTGTTGTGTTCAATTTAGGCGTGTAAACTTTTTTGCAATATTTGCGGTTCTTACGTATACCATCCTTTTCATAAAGTTTAATACCTTTTGGAAATTTTGTCTGAATATATTTAAGGGCATCGTAATGTAAGTCTGAGGAATTATGTCCAGTACCACTTAGTGAAGTTTCTGTCATACCCTTTTTGGCTGAGCCATTAGTAAACATCCATTCTATAGACTTTCTGGTATTGATTCCTCGTGATAAACATTCATAGATGAATATCAAATCCTCTGCTATTCTGACTGAGGTGATATCCATATCGTGTAGTTCTTGTTGTACCTTCGCACCATCAATGAATATTAGTCCTGCGACAAAAACAGTATTTTGATATTCTACAGGTGGAGGCGGCGCTCCTATTGACTGGTCAGTTAGACCAACAATTCCAATATCTGGTTCATCTAACCACTTATCACACGTATCGAATGCTAGTAAAATTTCATCGGGAATGGCATCTCGTTTAGACTTTTCCATATTTGATTTGCCTGTCCAATACTTTGAATTTCTACGTCGGATGATGAGGTCATCATCCATTACTGCATACTTAATCTTTCCTGCGTGTTCGTAGATGAATTTTCTTGTCTCTGCTAGTTGATAGAATTCACCGACAATCTTTTCTGGTAGTTCAAGATATTCACAATCATAATTGTAAAGATGGCGTTCGCCAGACTCTACTACCATTATGACTTTTCTCTGTAACTCTTTGGGAAGATTATTAAATGATATTTGATTATCAGTCCTTCGGATAGTAGGAATGTAAATGCGTTCAATCACTTCATAAATCCTTCAAGTGTGTTACTATTTTTTGGTTTATAGACTTTCTTCCAATATTTCACATTTTTCATTTTACCATCTTTCTCAAATATCTTTACACCGTGTGGATATTTCTTTTGGATATATCTCATACAGTTATAATGTTCTTCAGTTTGGAAATAATCTTCAGGTGTATCTTTACCTTCAAACATACCTTTCCAAACAATTCTGGAATCTTGTAAGTCTTTATCAACTTGACTTCTATTATCAAACATCCATTCTTCTGCTTTTCTACTATTTATCCCTCGTGATAATGCTTCGTAAAGAAACAACATATCCTCTGAAACTCTTACGGAAGAAATATCCATTTCTTCGATAACTTCGGATATCATTCTTCCATCATAAAAAACATATGTGTTTACATTTGTCGTATCTCGGTATAGTTTATCACCAGGAGGTGCATCTGGCCACGAAAGTCCAACGATACCTATATCTGACTCATCTAACCATTTATCCACAACTTCATACATCTCAGAAATTTCTTCAGTTGTAGCAGTCCGCCTAGACTTTTCCATATTAGACTTTCCAGTCCAATACTTTGCGTTTCTTCGCTTGATAATAATATCATCATCGACCATTGCATATTTGATTGCACCAGCGTGTTTATGAATAAATTCTCTAGTTTGTGCTAATTCTGTGTACGTACCTACAATCTGTGTTGGCACTACAAGATATTCACAATCATAATTATATAAAAATCTATCTTCTGGTCTCAGAACCATTATAACTCTTTTCTTTAGTTCATCGGGCAAATTATTATATGTAATTTGATTATTTTCTCTTTTTGCGGTTGGTATGTAAATGCGTTCAATCATCTTCATCCATCCAGCGGAGAAGTGAATTTGCTGTTACATCTAGGTGGGGATGCCAAGCGGACTTGGTCTTTTCGGTCAGTCTTTGACCTATCTTTTTCTGGAAATCTTCGTAGTCTTCCTTTGTTCTGAAAGACATAATAACTTGTTTGAAGGCTTTATTCTCTTCTTGGGTGAAAGCTGGCATATTCTTCCAGTGTTTTCTCCACTGTTCGATATCTGCTTCTTCGTTGATACCATCTTCGCCATCTTCCATAAAACTACCAAGGGAAGTCGGCAAACTTTCGTCTTTGACTTCCCCTAGGTAATTGTCATAATCTGCTGACTCTTTCACTTCAACTTTTAGCTTTTTCATAATATACTTTCATTTAAATTATACTATATTATACACAAACTTTAGATAATTGTCAAGTCTTTTTTTGATGGAGGCTCCGATCGGGATCGAACCGACATACGAGGTTTTGCAGACCCCTGCCTAACCATTCGGCCACAGAGCCGTCACATAATTGCGGTATAATACGAGCCTTTCTCCCATATATTTAGTTCGTGTGCCCTGCGTACCATAAGTCCTCTATTATGCTTTCCGCCTGCACATACGAATCCTCTCCTGGGATCGAATGCTTGTATTTTAAATTCTTTAATATCTCCTCTATTTAATGCTTTAAGAGCCGCTGATGTTTTAAACGCATATGGTCCTATATTATACACCAACGAAACTAAAGCATTTTGCTGATGATGTGTTAACTTAATGAGAACATATCGCTCAACCGCTTTATTACTTTTATACAAATGGATGAACATAATCTTTTCTGCTTCCTGCAGAGTATTTACTTTAAAATATTTCGATCTAGTTCCA